CACCCGATATCAGAATTGTACAGTAAATTTATATTGGTATATAAAAATGCTGGCCGTGGTATTACTACTGGTGATCAGCGCTCTTATAGTTAAAAACATACACGAAGACGAGAGAGTGGTAGAAGTTAAAGCGAAGTATAAAAAACTCAGGGAGCATTTAATAAATACACACGAAGAAGACTTTGGGAAAATTTATCAACCAAAACCACTCGTCATTAAACATAAACGGAATAAAACACCAGGATACAATACCAACAAGGGGTCTGAGATAGGGTTATGTCTAGATGGAACGGTTAACGATATGTTTCACGTACTTTTACATGAGCTCGTACATTGTGTAGTAGAAGAATATTCGCATAGCGAAGAATTTTGGAACAAATTTGCGAAATTGACCAATATTGCTGTTCAGATAGGGGTGTACACAAAAATATCAGAACAGAAAGAATTTTGTGGATCGCACGTCATTGATAAATAATATTATATACTTATAAATGTCAAGTGTTATTGATAGTGCCGTGACGGTACCACTAGCCAGGTTTACGATGTCCGTTCTTATATGGATGCTTTTACTATTCAGCATACCTCTCATGCGTTTAGAATGGAAATACTGGGCTAACATGTCCATGTTAACCGTTATCCTACCAATGTTGATATGGTGGCTCGGTAATCACAGCATTTTCTTGAGTGCTAAAACTGGAACCGTGTTCATGGTTTCAGCCTTCTCTGTACTGTTTATGATTCTGTTGACTGAAGGTTTTAGGTGGGCTAAATTAAAGAGGTACCTGAAAGAATATGGTAAAGATCCTAAGGATACTGCCGTAGCAACGTTGATAGTAACGGGTGCTATGGTAGTTGGTGCTGGGGTTGCGTACATATCTCAGAGTGGGGATGTACTTCGATTTTAAAAATAACGTCGCGCGAAATAGAAAAGTATAGCAGCGACAAGCCCCGTAGAGGCTAACCCTACAAAGCTTCGGTTACCCTGTGCGTTTACAAATTGAGGAATGGTGGTTGCGAGTTTATCCTGGACAGGTTTACTCACGGCGGCAGAGCAGCAGGCCGCGACGATGAGAGCCTGCATCTGATCATCGGTGAGATCTAAGGGGTTCCTTTTCTTAGAATCCGAACCCTCGTTGCCAGCGGTTTGGGAAACCATAGAAGGGGGTTGAGCCATCATCTGCTGCTGAACCACACGAGGGTCCATAGCCATCATAGGCGCATCTAAACTATCCTGGGGCTGTCCCATAATGTCGGCGATCGGTGTAGAATCCATGGTTTCTTTACTTTGTAGTATATTTTTTTCAGGCGAATTTTCCACAAATGTAGTACTGTTATTTATAGGAACCATCCCGTCGGTGGGATCAGATAAATTTAACGTAGGAATATTAGCCGACATTTAATAGTGAACAATGTTTTCTAATAAATAATTTTTCGCGCTCACCTAGTTTTAGTAATTTTAATGGGAGTACTCTTTTTTGCCTGTTTAAGACTATTGGCTGCGCTTCCACCTTTCGGATTGAACATCTTTTTATGTGTATTCCAATATTCTGGAGCCCCAACCTTAAAATTTTTTCGTAATTTTGCTTTATACCAAAATACACAATCTTCTATCTTGTTACTTTTACTCGTGTTATCCAAAACAATACATTCATAATTTTCGGTACACGCATCCATGACCTTATTAAACATATCAAAATTTGGAAAAATACCAAAAAAGGATTTGTAAAGCTTCTCTCTATTCTGAATGATGTTCTCCCTGAGAATAAACACATAATCCACATTAGCGCGAAGTGCTGGTGGAAGGTCCATACAATACTGCATCGTCAACATGAAGAAGATTTTCCAGTGACGCCCGTTCATAAAACACTGCCTGATACATGTATCGCGCATGAATTTGTTATCATACATACAATCGTCCAATAATAAGAATGCACCACAATTTGGTTTACCCGCTCCTACGAGTTTCCTCTGTCTTTCCATAACACGTTCTATGGCATCCCTATCATAATCTCCGTAAATGAAAAGATCTGGAACATATTGTTGATAATAGTGATTACCTTCTTCAGTCGCAGACAAAACTATTCCAGCTGGTAAATGTTTCTTGTGCCATAAAATGTCAGTGACGAGTGTAGATTTACCAGTATTACGCTTACCAACAAAAACACATACTTTATCATCCGCCATGGTGGCTGGATTAAATTTACGTAATCGTAGATCCATCTATAATACCGCCCCGTTTTATTTCATAAAATTTTACTCACATCTAGTAAGAATGGCAGGTAAACTTCAAATCGCCATAACAGGAACCCAGGACCAGTGGCTCACAGGTGCTCCTGAGATTTCGTATTTCGTTACGAACCATAAGAGACATACACGGTTTTCTACAGAAGCCGTTGAGATGCCTTTCGACGGTAAATGTGATTTCTCAAGCTCCGTTGAGTGTAAAATTCCGCAAAACGTAGGGGATCTCATACGTAGTACGATGTTAAAAATTAAATTAGGTAATTTGTCGACCGACACATCTACTGAAAAATATAGATACAACACTCCAGCGGCCTTGAGTATCATAAAACACGTCGACCTCGTAATTGGAGGGCAAATTATAGAGCGTCTCACTGGTGATTATATTTATATGTATAATCAGTTATATAACAATAAAGATGATGTAAACCAATCTCTTTATTTCTTATCTGGACACGGCGAACATCTGCAAGTATCGGATTCATATAACACATTTTACGTAAATATTCCATTTTACTTTTTTAGAAATCCTAGCTTGGCAGTACCCGTCTGTGCAATCACCAAACAACTCGTTGAAGTACGTGTCACGTTCAAAGATGTAAATGATGATGTAACTTTCAAATATACCATAGATGGGTCGGTGACTAAGAGAGATAAAACAACCGAAGGATCTATCGACAATGTTTCACTCATTACTGATTTCTATTTCGTCGCTGAAGATGAAAGAAACTTTTTACTCACACGTCCGATGGAATACATAATATCACAGTTACAAATGTCTAAATTACTGTACAAGCCAAACGAATCAAAAAAATCGGCTCTTTTGAAATTTAAACACCCCGTGAAAGAATTATTCTTCTCGGCGAAGGAAAAAACTGGTATAACCAACGTATCTGAACCTGTGTACGCAATTTCACAACCTGTCGCGACCATCAACGCCCAGGGAGGGTCTGTAATTTCGAATAACGGGTTAGTCGCTGTGACATATGACAACAGCTCGACGGGAGAGGTGAACATTTACGAAAAAGATTCGAGTGGAAACTGGCCTTCCACCGCCTCGGCGACGTACACGGGGTCCTCTTCAAGCGAATATTTAGGACGGGTCCTAGGCGTTTCGGATGATGGTACTCGGGTTGCCCTACAATCGTCCACGAAGATGATAATCGTGGAGAAACAATCGGGCGTTTGGACGCAGATCGGTTCGGATATAACAGCACCCTTTACTGCCATAACCGGAAGTTGCCTGACCGGCGACGGTACTAAGGTTTTCGGGTCTCTGGCGTCGCCGGCCAATTGGACCCAGTTGGGTGCCGACATCGATGGCCAATCTGCGGCCGACCAGTCTGGGTACTCGGTATCTATGTCCTCAGACGGCACGCGCATGGCGGTCGGCGCCATAATGCCCCCCCAGAGCGGCGGCATCCCCGGCGGGACCGGTAAGGTTCGGGTGTACGAATGGGACAATGTATCTTGGAGCCAGCTTGGCGCAGATATTAACGGCGAGGGTGTGGAAGACTACTTTGGCAATTCAGTGTCTATATCCCCTGACGGCACGCGCGTTGCGATCGGTGCACAATTTAATAACCCCACCAATACTGCTGCCGGCGACAGAGTCGGCCATGTGCGCGTGTACGAATGGGACAATGTATCTTGGAGCCAGGTGGGTGGCGATATTGATGGCGAGGCTGTGGGCGACCAGTCTGGGTACTCGGTATCTATGTCCTCAGACGGCACGCGGGTGGCGATCGGCGCTTTGTTTAACGACGGCACCGCCTTCAACGCCGGCCACGTGCGGGTCTATGAATACGATGCTACTTATGGTTGGAATAAAATTGGAAATGATATCGACGGCGAGGGTTATGGAGACCGGTCCGGGCGATCAGTATCTCTATCATCGGATGGCACGCGGGTGGCGATCGGTGCATATATTAACAACCCCACCAATAATGGTGCCGGCGTCGGCATCGGCCATGTGCGTGTGTACTCAGAGAGCAGCGGGGCGTGGAGCCAGTTGGGTGGCGATATCGATGGCGAGGCGCGAGACGACTTGTCCGGGTGGTCAGTATCTATATCAGGAGACGGTACGCGGGTGGCGATCGGCGCTCCCTACAACGACCCTAGCACCGGTAATAACGCCGGCCACGTGCGTGTGTATGATTGGGACAATGTATCTTGGAGCCAGGTGGGCCAAGATATCGACGGCGAGTCTGGGGGTGACCAATTCGGAAACGCGGTATCTCTATCATCGGATGGCACACATTTGGCGATCGGCGCTCCCTACAACGACCCTAGCACCGGCGATAACGCCGGCCACGTTCGGGTGTACGTCTACAACAGCGTCACTCCTGCGTGGGAGCAAATAGGGCCAGATATCGACGGCGAGGCTTTGGACGACTTGTCCGGATACTCGCTATCTATGTCCTCAGACGGCACGCGCGTGGCGATCAGCAGTCCTTTCAACGACGAAAATGGCATTTCGGCCGGGCACGTGCGCGTGTACTCACTCTCTGCACCCACTACACCAGCAGTTTCATCATGGGAATACAGTGGTAGTAGTTGGTCACAGTATCGCCCCGATATCACTGTAAACACGGCCATATCCAGAATCTCTCATTCGACAAACGGTGAAATCCTGGGTTTGGAAGATGCGACCAAAACCGTTATACACGCGACGACCGGCTCGGCGTCTACGTATACCAAGCGCCACGCTGATACTCAATATAGTGAAAGGTATCATTCACTATCGAGTGATGGTGCGAATTTGGTATCTTTGGAAACTTTGGGATCTAAGGTGTGGAATCAAACAAACTATGTCTACGATGGCGCGGCAGGAACACAAGTCCCTTGGTATACCACTTCCGCTTCTAGCATGGTAGAGATCTCAAGGAATGGCAACTTCGTATTTTGGAATGATTCCAGTTCTAATACATTTAAGTTATACAGCAAATCGGTAGTTGATGGAAACGTCCAGTGGACATTGGAAACGAGCCTCGCGTACACGTACTCTCCAGTTAAGATGTCACCACTCGGAGGCGATGCTATCATAGTGACCGGATCGGGGTCGGTGGGTGCCAAGATTCACGACATCACGGCCACTTCGGGAGGTACTGAAGATCGTCTACTTAACATCTCATCATCCGACCAAGAATTCACGACACTTTTACCAGGTAAACGTTCCGATCACAGATTAATAAAAAATGTAAAATTCGCATGTAACGGTGAAACTATTTTCGATCAAAGTGGACAATATCTGGCGTATGAACAATCTCTTCGACACCATACAGGATGCCCAGACCCCGCGTATGAATTTTATACGTACTCCTTTTCTCTCCAACCCGAGATGTATTACCCCACGGGACAATTAAACATGAGTCGTATAATACATAAAAAAATTGATATAGAATTGGAAGAAACATCAACTACACGTGACATAGATGTTTCAGTATATGCATTAAATTACAATATACTTCACGTAGAAAGTGGTTTAGCAGGCTTAAAATTTTAACGTATAGTATTAGGAATGGCGGGACGATTACAACTCGCCACGAAGGGTACTCAGGATATATTCTTCACGGACGATCCAGAGTACACGCACTTCGTAAAAAATTTCAGGAAACATACAAACTTCGCGAAATATGAAGTAAACCATGAATTAGATGGAAACCTAGAATATGGAAGTACTTTAAGATGTACGATTCCTAACAATTGTGGTGATCTCATAAAAAACGTTAGTGTTCAGTTCGAACTTCCACCTCTCACGTTTGGTACTACGTATACATACATAGAATCTATAGGTCATGCGTTGATTGAATATATAGATTTGATCATAGGAGGTCAGGTTATTCAGAGAATACCAGCAGATTGGCTCCAGATACACTCCGAAAACTACATAACTCAGACGAAACAAACGAATTTGTCCAAATTAATAGGTAAATGTCCAGACGAACTTTCGGGAACAAA